CGTGGTGGTCTGGATACCGGCAGACTCGCGGATGTCGAACCCGAAAAGGTTCCCAAGCATCCCTTGGCGCAAGAGGCTCGCTTCGCCGCCCTCGTTGACCTTGTAGAGATTCGAGGTGCCGCGAAGGGCAACGCCGGCGGTGGTGTTGATAACCGAGTGGCGGTCACTGATTGGAGCGCCGTTGTCATCGAGGATCTTCTTGGCCTGCGCCCAATCCGTGAAGAGCGGAGCGGTGCCAGCGGTCGCGCCGAAGAAACGGGAAGCGCCGTTTTTGGCGGCAACGCCGATGTCCACTTCAATCTCGTTGACGGCAGCGCGGATAGCCTGCGCAATCTGATCCTGTTTGATGGTCAGAACGCCTGGGCCTTGGCTGACAGCATACATTTCTTCGCCGCTCCAGGAGAATGGGAAGAATCGGCTTTTTGTGATGGTGAGCGACTTGTTGCCGACTGTCTGATCGGCAGCGGTTGGAAGTGCCATTGCTGGCGTGATGTCCCCGCCTGCGGTGTTGGCTGCGGTTGCGGGACTGCGAAGCGTCTGGTTGAGAGCAACGCGGTCAGCGCCGGAATCGCGAGCGACGGCAGGAATAAACCCGGTCAATTCGCGGGAAACTACGTCGAGGGCGGCGTAAACGTCGGGGATGAGGCTGGTCAGTGTGTTGGCCATGATATTGGGTCAGTTTGAGATTTGTTTAATTGGAGAGCTTGCCGCCGTTGCGGAAAAATTCTGCTTTGGCGTGCGGGGAAAGCTGGTTGAATGCCTCGCGGTTAATGGTCGATGGCGTTTCGCCTTCCCCAACCGCAACGACGACGGCAGCGTGACCGGAAGCGGCGAGCATTGCGGATGCCTGCGCGGAGATTGCTTCGCGGATCGCTTCGGGAGCTTCAGCGGATGCAATCAGCTTAATCGCAAGGCCGGTGACAGCTTCCGTGGAAGTGGCAGCGGTGGCCGCTTGCAGTTCCTCGCGGAGAATGGCGATTGCTTCCGGTGATTCGGCGGATGCGATGGACTCGCGAGCGGTGGCGAGTTCGGCTTGAGCTTCGGCAATCGCCGTTGCGCTGGCGGTGACTTCGGATTCAAGTTCATTGATACGTGCTTCGTATCCGGTGATCTTGTTTTCGAGTTCGGCTCGGCTTGTGAAAAGTCCCATAAGCGGCGGTTTCGCCGTTAGACTCCGAATGTCAACGCCGGATTTTCCGATGATGGAATCCGCGAATTTGCGGTCAATCGCTTCGGTTGCGCCCATCCAGGTTTCCTTCTTCATCAACTCGCGCATTTCGGCGGTAGTCGCTCCGGTAACGCTGGCGTAAATGGCCGCGATCTCCTCGCTCATCTCGTCAAGGGTCTTGGCGGCTCGCGCATGGTCATCGGAATCCCCGGAGATAGATTGCTGCGCTTCGTGAATCATAATCCGCGAGCCTTGCGTGATGCGACGCTCGTCTGCGGCCATGAAAATCACGGATGCCATTGACGCCACAATGCCGTTTCCGGTTGCGATGACTCGGACGCCACGCTCCCGCATTCCCATCAAGGAATGGTAAACACGATACCCGTCGAGAACGCTGCCGCCTGGGCTGTTAATTTCAATTTCCAGCGTCTCCAGCGCGTCATCAGCTTTCGCCGTGAACTCGCCAATTCGGAGGTTTTCCGCCACAGCTTTCGCGCCGTATAGCTTCTCAATGTCCCCGATCAGGTCGTCGGAACTCCACGGCGTGACCGCGTCGTTCAACTTGACCTTGCCGGTGCGGTTTTCAATCTGGATCAGATTCATCGTCTTGAGTTGTGAGTGGTTCTTGCTCGGCTGGTTCCGCCGTCGCGATTTCGTTCGGGGTAAGCATCCGCATTTCACGGTCGGAGATTTCAAACCCGGACGCGGCGGATTCCTCAGCGGCGATGCGCTTGGAAAGGATGGTTTCGCGGGCGCGTTCCCGGAGAAACTCTTCAACGTCGCGGTCCACGATCTCGGAAAGGTTCCGGTTCCCGGCGCGCCATCCCTCGATCAGCATCTTTTCTTCCCGACCGTCGTCAACGGATAGGCGCGGAGGTCGCGAGAACGCCCAGCGCGTCGGGTTGTCGAGAAATACGGTCGATCCATTGGCGCGGGTGATCTTGCCCTTGTTCTGCGCAAATCCGACCGCGTAAGAGACGGCAGCGCGGGCGAGGAAAAATAGGATGCCTTGCCGGTCTTCCACGGCACGGCGGGCGCGTAGGATGTCGGCACGTTCTGCTGTTCCTTGCCCTGGCGATTTCCAAACCATGCCGTAGCTCCACCCGGCCCCGATGATCGAGGCGCGGTTGAGGCGATCTTGGAACGATTCCCAGACGTCTCCGGGGTTGTCGTGAGTCACGCTCTCCAGCTTTTCGCCGGAGTTCGCTTTCATGTAGCGGACCATCCCGCCTTGATAGCTTTGGAACGTCACCCCTTCCGTCCCATCGGCAGCAGTCCCTAGCGCAATGCCAGGGTCGTCCATGTCAGGACCGCCATGCTCGTTGTATTCAATCAGTCCAATGGACGAAATGATGAGCTGGCGAATCCGCTCATATTCGGTCGATTGAAGGCAGTGCTTCAAGTCCTCGACGGCATGAGCGAACGATGGCAGCCCGCGCCCCTGGTCGCTGAAATCCTTGTCGTAAATGTGAATGATGGACGACGCAGGGATGTCTTGGAACATCTGCGAATTGCCCTCTTCCATGACCCTGTAAGCAATCGGTCTGCCTTGGTCGCTGTAGATGATGCCGTCGCGGATCTTGCGTCCGTTGTATTTGCCTTCCGCAACTTTTTCTTGGTAGCCTCCACCGCTGCGAATACGATACGAAGGGATGTTTTGAAGCAGAGGAAACGTGCCGTCTGCCGTCATCGTCTTCAGTGTAAAGTGATCCCCGAAATCAACGTCCCGGCTCGCGTCTTTGAGGTATTGCGTCCAGTCGTTGATCCCGCCGCGAACGTCGCAGTTGGGCATCCAGACGTTTTTAAGCCAATCTTCGGCGGCGTTCCCGTTGGCAACATCAGTTCCGCTGTAGCTAGGAATCCATGCCCGCCCAACGGAGTATTGAGCCTTTTGAGCAATGACCGCTTTCGGAACACCCATGTTCGTCGCCAACCTTTTTGACAAAGCGACAAGGGTCTTCCTGTCGTTTGACGGAATCAACGTGTCAATGTCGATGTCGTTGACGTTATACTGCGGGCCGCGCATCCGATTCCGATCCGCCCCATGAGCAAAGCGGGACGAATAGGAAACCGGACTGCCAAATTCATCAAGGATTGCCATAGGTCAGAAGACGGCGCGGGTGGTGGTGTCGAGTGGGAATCCCGTCTCAACTTGACGCAGGACAAGGCGCAGCATCGCCAATCGGTCCTTGTTACTCATGGATCGCGTGCCGGAAAATGTCTGACCGTTAACGGTTGAGCTGGTCAACTCGAACGCCGTGTTCGGATCGGTCGCCAGAGAAAGCGCAAGGCTTTTCGCTTCGGCGATCATCAGCGCGATAGCGGGAGCGTCATCGCGGAGGGTGAGGTAAATCGTTCGCGCTAACCGGACCATGTGGCGGGTTTCGCGGAGCGTTTTCCAATGTCAAGGCGGGGAAATCCCGCCGGCGTCATTCCTCGCCGCCTTCGAAAACACGGAACATTCGGGCCGCTCCGACTTGGTAAACTTCGCAGTCCCAGAGGTGATTGCTTCGGGATTTGGTTACCCATACTTGCCGCGATTCTTTTTCCCGACCGACTTGGAACTCTTCCCTTCGCTCGGCTTTGAAATGCTTTCGGTAGGCGTTGGAAACGTCGGAGAAAACAAGCCACTCGGCACCCAGTCCGCCTGACAGCCTCGCAAGCGTATCTTTGAGTGGGTTTGTGGCAAGCCATACCCATCGGGCAATCCCGCCCTTGCTTGCCGCCTTGCGCTGGATTCGGGAAAACGGTTTTTCGATCTTCTTACCCTTGTCCTCCCATGTCCACCCGCCCCGCGTGCCGTCGCCTTTTACGCCAACCCATCCGTGCTTGACGATCAGGTTTAGCATCCGGTCCTCGTCGAATCCGATGTCGATAAACGTCTTGTTTGGCTCGACCGCGAAACGCTCAAGCAATTCAGCAAGCTCGGTTTCGTCACCGCCACGACCAGGAACGTAGCCTTCCCACAAAAGCTTCGACGCCCCGCCCTCCCACCATGCGCGAATCACCGCCCAAAAGTGATCGCCGCCCGCGTCAATCGTGGCAAACCGTTGGATCTCATCCGGCAGTTTCGCCGCGTCCGTCACCTCGTCCCGGCTGTATCCTGCGACGTTGAGCGATTGGGCGGCGTCAACCATGTCCTCGGACCAAAACTGCGCCCGCCGTTTCTGCCGCCATTGCCGCAGCTTTTCAACCGCTCCCGACTTAGCCATGCGGGTTGCCTCCAAAAATCCAAGCACCTCGTTTGACCACGGAATCCACCAGACTGCGAGAGCGTCGACGTGGAAGCCACGGTAGCCACGCAGCGATTGCTTTGT